TGATTGAACTGAACCTAATACGTCTGAAGTTATACCTTCACGAATACCTGATAAATAGTCAGCTTGTGGAGTTAATTGACCATAAGATGACTGAGGACTTGCTGCAAACTGACCAAAGGTTTGTGCAGCTTGTGCTTGTAGGGGGGAATTTTGAGCTTGTTCTAAGGCTTGAGCTTGTTGTAAATTAAGTGCTTCTTGAGTTTGTTGAGCAAACGGTACTACAGTGCTAGAAGGAAAGAATGATCTGCCTAAACCACTTCGGTAAATGTTTTGTGCTTCACCTAATATATCCTGCAAAAACGGTTCTGCAGGTGCGTAAGGCTCCGTTCTTTGTGTAGTTGTTTGGTTTCCACCGCCACTTGACATACTTAATTCTCCAATTTCTTTTCTAATAAATAATGGGTTGTCTTAAACCCTTGTTTGTTTAATATTTTTGACCATCCTGGTCTGGCATAAGTTTCAAAGTGTGTACACTTATTACTTTTAGCCCATTTTTCTATATCGTGCAATCCATCTTGCCAATCTTTTCTATTCTTACCTGTGCAAATAAAGATATTAGCGACTTTACTATTCGGTCTTTCTATAATTCTTGTCACTACTACTGCTTTAAGTTTAGTTTTGGCTTCTTCATCCCATGCTAACCATAGCTGGTTATCACCACTCAAACACGCCTCATATACATCTGAAGTATTAAAATGGTGTCCTGAATAAGCTAATGCCTTAGTAATTGACTCATCTACTAAGTTCCAAACTGTTTCTATGTTTTCTTTTGGTATCTGTACTATGCCGATCATGTAACTTCTAAATAACTTGTGATAACGTGTAGTCTATTAGCTGTAGCAGCTTGAGCTTTTAATATATCAGAAGCACCTAATACTAGCGTAGCGTTATGTCCACCCATACCTTGTATAGTAGATTTTGCACCTACTGTAGCATCTTTAAGAAACTGAAACGTATCACTACCATTTACTATAGTTAGTGAAATACTATCATCATTATTTGAATCTTCACAAATAATTATAGACTTTACAATGACAGTTGTACCAGTTGCTACTGTTATCAACGCAGTGGCATTGGTTGTGGTCAAATCTACCTTTGAGTTTTTATAGGTATGTGCCATTAGTCTCTATGCTTTTGCAATTCCATTAATGATTTATAATAATTCTCGTAAGCAAAATGTTCACAATTTGCACACTTGCAACTTACACAAACACCATTGTTTCCACAATGACAACTATGTTCGCAATTCTTACATTGATCTATGCTAGAAACCATGATGTTACCTCCTGATTTTCATCGTTATGATACCGTATTAGTTGATTAGTAAGTTCTTCTACAATTAATTGAAACTCCTCAGTTGAGTCAATGTTTTGATAGATGTATTGTAAATCTATTTTACTGGCCATAGTTATCTACCAAATCTACCCATGCCAGAGCCTGGCCCACCTGGAGGGCCACCAATAGGGCCTCCACTTGCTCCTCCTTGATTACCTTGATTACCTTGTCCACCAAATGGCCCTTGTGGTTGAGAACCACTACCAACAGTTCCTCCTGGCCCTGTTGTACCTGGAGGAGCAGGTCCTCCTACACCATAAGGGTTACCGCCACCGTCACCAGTTTGTAAATTTTGAGTTGCTTCTATTAAACTAGCTACTGTTGGTGTAGTTGGTAAACTTAGATCAAGTGGATCAATATTTAATTGTACTGGTCTATTTAACAATCCTGGTGGTGTAGCACCAGTGAAGTTTTGTAAATCAGTTTGTGTCAAACCGCCTAATGGGCCTTCAGGAGTTCCAAATACATCTTGTATAGATTGAGCAACACCTGGCCCAAAGGTTAAACTTTGTGGATTTGCAGACTCAAACGCTTGAATTTGCCTCATAACATCAGGATCTAATCTTTGTGACATACTATCTATGTATCCCAATGGGTTTAAAGGATTTATTTTTGCTATGTTAAGTGCATCAAATACTAATTTATTTAATTGATAATCAATAGATTCAGGATCTAATTGCTCTACTTGTCCATCAGGGCTAATTCTATAACCTCTGTTACCTACAAATTCAGTGCTTACGTTATTTTGATTTCCAAAAGCTCCACGTTCACCCTCTCGACCTTCACGACCTTGTACTGGCAACGTAGTTTTTTCCATACCTGGTATAAAAGGTAAATTAAAACCTGGTATATTACCATATTGATTAAATGCACCTGGCGTGTAAGTAAAATTACTTGGAGTAAAACCAAATGAAGTCGATTGATTTATGTTACTTGGCATTTGAAATTGGTTACCCACAAATCTGTTTTGTGGTACGTCAGTTATACTTGGTGGTTGTAAGTTTGAAACTTGATTTTGTAATAATCCTGCAGATTGTTGTAATTGTTCCAAAAATGTCATTATCTATATCCTTCTTTGATTGCTTCTACATCAATACCTTGTGCATCTGACCAAGTAGTACCTGCTGGTATTTGTAAGTTAAATTTAAAATATCTTGCTGATTTGTGAAACGGTATCGTTCCTGTTGAGTGCATACTTGAAGCACTAGTAGTTGTAGCAGAGTCAGCAACTCTATTACGAAAACTTACCGTACCTGTAGCAGAACTTGTATCTACAATAGGTCTAACGTGTGTAACTAATGATCGGTTCATAGGAAATACTTCTGTCTCCCCAGTACCGATAGCAGCTTCAAGTGCATCTCCTTCAAATGATCCTAATTTGTGATCTGTATTAAATACACCTAAAGTACGTAAACCACCAATAAATGCTGGGCTATCTAAAGATACAGTAATTGCATCTAAATCGTTTGCACCTGATGCAGGATAATCATCTAACTCATCAAGTGTAAATCCTGGTGACAATAAATCTACGATAAGCTCATGGTCTAATTCTACCAGTGACCATCTATCACTTGCTATGTGGTATATAATAATTTTATCGTTTTGTGTAACTGAGTTGTTTCCTGTAGCAGATGGATATGACCACATAACTAATTTATTTTCATGATCGTAAGAAGCTCTAACACGTTCTCTTAATGCAGTTTTTAAATCATTGTAGAAAAAACGGTCTACTTTATTTGCACCAATAGGTTTTGATTGTGTACCATTAGTAACATAAAAACCATCTTCTGATAAGTAGTACACAAGATTACCAACTTGAATTACGTTTTTACCTTGTACCGCACCTTTGTTTTCTTCTATACGTCTAAATGAAAACACCACATTACCACCACGATAATCTACTCTAGTAATACGTGACTCTTGAAATATCAATCCATACTGACCACCAGTAATACCAGTGATAACTCCACCTTCAGGCAACACTTCAGAGTCAGCCTGATTTACACCTGCAGTCCATGAAGTTGGATCGTTAAAACTAGACCACTGTACTTTATTCTGTGCAGAAGGTTGAAAACCTGTAACTAAAAAATTACCAATCACTGCAGCATGTCTAAATGCTGGTGGTGATCCTGACAATGCAGCAAAATCACTGGAACTATCCAGTGTCCATGCTTGTGGTGCATCATCACCATTGAAAGCTACTACAACTTCACCAAACCTTACAAAGTCCCAATACCCTTCATCAGAGTAACTAAAAGTAGTGCCACCACTTTCATCAACAAAAGCATTTGCTGTTAGTTTGTATAATTTGGTAGCATCACCTGCAAAGATAGAAACAACACCACTGTCAGATTTAAAGGCTTTGGCACCCTGACATCGTGCATCTAGTGCGTTACTTGAGGTAACTGAAATATTGTTAAATGGTCGATAACTATTTACTGCAGGAAAAACATTCTTTGCCTCAGTAGCACCAGGATTCACGTGATCGGGTAGGTCAGGTAGCCATTCTCCAAAAGGTACTTGCATTATCTTACGTTATCAATGTTGTTTATACTTATACCTGATCGTTGTACTAATGGTGTAGCGTTATATTTATCTTTTTCATCCGCAAGTTCTACTTGTTGTAATGCAGCTTCATATTGACCTTTAAACTGAGCAACAGTTTGTGGATCCATACCACGAATAAACGTACTAGCAAAATATAACGAACCGTAAAGATATACGTCAGGATGATTTGTTAGAATATGATTGGTTGTGGTTGATGCACTTAAAGTATCAAACGCTTTATAAAATACTATGGTAGCCGTATAGGTGCTATCAGGTGAAGGACTAAATCTAAAGTTTGTACCCTCGATAGAGTATG